TTCGGGCTGACAGTGTACGTTATCTATTGGTTCATGGTGCATAGCACTACACCTGAGAGCGTAGCGTGTGATGAATGTAACGCTGATATTGGTGAACCTTGCCGACCGTACTGTATCGGGTTAGATTCTGAGGATCTATAGTGCAATGGTGCATTACCCTGGTATGCTAGGGTAGTGCGCCATGGTAGGATAGTCCTACTAAGATAAGGAAAGGTAAAGGTAATGGAATTAGTAACAATCAATAGTGAGATTCTGCATACGCTACTGAAAGGTGGCATGGTAGGTAGTGGTAAAGACAAGACACTACCGACATTGAATAGTGTACGTGTCGAGATACGTGAGCCACTAGTACGTGTCGTATCTACCGACAGGTATCGGCTAGTTATTGGTGACGTAAACATGACTGAAGGTACAGTAATGGAGACTGGTAACTTCACCTTACCGTTAGATAGTGCCAAAGATTTATTGAAAGCTCTACCTATCAAGAAAGATAGTGGCGAAGTGCTTATCGAATTGAGTGATGATGAGAAGTATGTGTCGTTTACTTGTGAAGGTAGTGCTGGTAAGTGGAGTAAAGAATACTTGACACTTACTGGTGACTTCCCTAAATATGAATCACTTATACCGACAGTGTTCACACCTACAGAGGAAATAAGTTTCAACCCTGTATTCATGGCTGATATTGCTAAGCTTCCTGTATCTGCCAACACACCTGTACACATGAAGTTTACTGGTGCAAACAAGCCCATGTATGGCACGATTCCTGGTGCTAACGGTGTAGCATGGACTTACTTGCTCATGCCAGTGCGTATCGCTGGGTAGTATGGTTCTGGGTGAGTCACTATCTCCGCCTCAAGATAGTGGCTACGCCTAGGGTAGATTACCCTCACAAGATAAGGAAAGGTAAGGCAATGGTAAAAAGAATTAGAGTAACAAGAAGTTTTAGTTATGACGTGTCAGAGATTGTTGATAGCATAAAGGAATTAAACAACGACCCATCACTTGAAGTAAACTTCGATGAAGTTATGCAATTAGTGAACACTTGGGCAATGGAGGATTTTACATCCCCAATTTCACGGCATGATCTAGTGTTTATGGATGAGAATGGGGAGGAATTGTAATGATACGCCTAACATTCTATCGTGCTGACGGTAGTAAAGACATGTACCATTACGCTAATGATGACGATTATAGTGTGACAACACATCTAATGAAAGAATCATTAGACGATAGTGTAACTATCGAGATCAAGATAGTTGATGATGATGTTGCTTGACATACTGTACTGGGTAACCCTGGCACTAGTAACCATAGTGGTAACAATATTCTTTTTAACAATAGACAATTAGGAGAAGTGAAAAACATGAGTAATCAGAAGGACTTTTACGCACACAATCTACTGGCACGAGCAATGTATCTACAATTCTGTAACCATAAAGGCTTCGACCCACGCCCATACCCTTACGTTGATGACGCTGGTAGGGATTACGCTACCGTGGCACTCACCTATCTAGGCTATGATGATAAGGCTATCGAGCTGCTGGAAACTGATGTGGCTGGTGACTTCTAATGGACTACATGGATGTGGACTGGTCTAAAGCTGCATGTGTTGGTACTGATTGGCGATTCTTTTTCTGCGATAAAGATTCAGGGTTTGTTCCTGGTGAATCTAAGACAGTGAACAGGTTGCTGCGCCGCATATGTGGGTCATGTGATATTCTAAATGAATGTGCCACTTATGCTATCGAGCATGAGACAGCAGGTTTTTGGGCTGGTATGGCTGAGGAACAGAGAAGGGATGTGCGTAATGGGCGCAAGACTAGACCGTTTGCTGCGTAAGACAGCAAGGAAACATCCGTTACCTTTCATGCAACTACCGATGAATGGTAATGATTACCGTGGCATACCAACAATGGTATGTCCGTGTGGTTGTGACATGTTCATCATGCTTGCAAGATTCGATGATGACAGGTTACCTGGATGGTTCGCGCTTGATGGTGTGTGTGCTGGTTGTGGTGCACTCGTATCGTTACCGTGTCCCGCTGATAATGAGAATGGTGAATGGTGAATGCTCCCAGCTTTAATGTTAAGTATCGCACTAACAGTGACACCTGTTACGCATAGTGAATATCGTGCAGCACATAGTGTGGAGGCTACAGACAGGAAAGGTTTCGAGTCTAGCCTGTACCGTGGTGTATGGTATTCACCTAAATGGTGGAAGGTTAGGGAATGTATTATGCAACGTGAATCACGACATCATTATGGTGCACGTAACGCTACATCTACAGCGATGGGTGCATACCAATTCCTTGACAGTAGGTGGCGTGATAGTTTAGTGTGGATGATGTTGAAAGAATCCAATGATACCAACGATTTTCTGCAGCCAATAGTTCGTGGGCTGAGGAATAAACCGATAGCTGAATGGTCAAGGTATTGGCAGGATAGAGCATTCTATACAGCATGGCAGCATGGCGAAGGTAAAGCACACTGGTATCATAGTGGTATCAGGTGCTTCTAAAGGAAGGTTAAGGCAATGGGTAAATTGAAAGACAAGTATCTTATGAGAGACACACCACCGTTAGATCCAGCAGATTTACCTGACGGTACATTCATTAGGGTATTGAAGTATGGTTCGATACCTTTCCATTACTTCAAGGATGAAGGCGTATGGAATGTTCCTGGTAGGACAACCCACTACCATGATGTTGAAGTGAATCTGTTTGATGAACCTGTAGAAATATTGTATGACCCGAGGAAAGGTTAAGGCTATGAGTTATGCAGCAGATGGACAGTTGGAACCAAAGTTTGTTGATGAAGTGAGACAAGAATTCTTACCTGATGTGATGGACTACAGGGTTCTTCTTACTGAATGGACGGATGGACAATACACACTCAACATTTACAAGCCACTGTCACCATATGATGAAGAAGTTATTGAGGATGGTGAAGTTGCTTACGAATCTATTCCTGATGAAGATACTATCCGACTAATCATTGAGCAGACACTTGAAGACAGAGCTGACGGGAGTGTGCAGTGAGCGCGACAAAGGATACTAAGAAATATGTGTGTGGTTTCTGTATCACAAGTAACCATGACCAATGTAAAATAGAATCAATACATTTTGAGATCAGAAATAAATGTGAATGTTTCTGTCAATCAATAAACTTCAGTGATCAGGTACGTGAACGCATGATCGAAGAACATTATGGCATGTAAAACTAACATCACACGTTAATTTAACATGGTTGTGGCATTTTACCCATGCCAATCATGCCAAGCCCAAGGTGGCTCACCACCAAGACGCTCCACCAGCTTATCCATGATCCGTTCATCACGCCTACGTACTGTACGGTCAGAACAATCTAACCATGCAGCCATTTCTTCTAACGTGAGTCCACCGTTACGGTAATGATTCTCCAGGAACACACGATCCTTCTCGGGTAGTGAATAGAATGCTGAACGAACATCAGCGATCATGGCTAACCGATTGTTTCCTTCATTAGGTCGGGTAGATCCACGAACTTCACCACCATAGACTGTCTCACCTGTAGTCCAGTCTTGCACATCGAAAATGTTTGGAATAATTTCCCGAATCATCTGTTGAGTGTAATAGAACACATCATTCCTGTCGAAACCTGCACGCTTCTGGCGTTCAACACGGATAATAGTTAGGCAACGTTGTCGTGCAGCGTTACGCAGCTTATTTTCCCCATGTTTACCTTCATCCCGCCATTCAAGAATCTTGTTGGGATGTTCCAACATCCATAGGCAAGCATCATTAAACAAGTCATCGGATTCTATAAGGTTTCTACCCGATTTCCATGCAGACATGGAACCTTGGCGTGCTAGTTTGATTTCTTTATCAGTCAACTCCATGGTTACCACGAGTATCGGTTACCTTCCACAATAAAAGAACGGTTAATGATAGGGACAGGCATGGGGGTTACTTTGTTCCCATCAACATATAAAATACCGAAGCCTTGCTGCCAGTTCGCTATACCTTTCGTGTACTTGGCTTGCTTCAACTCCATAAGGTTACCCACTTCAAAGCCCCACAAGGTACGGGTGAGTGTGCCACCCACACTAGTAGAATAAGGCTGTAAACCTAGACGATGGGTATGTCCACATACTACAGATTTACCTGTCTTTTTAGCGAGTCCTTGCGCTGTCTGACCTGCCACTTGCGACACACCAGCCTCATCACCATGCAGTGCAACCCAACCTGGGGCTACCTTATCCCAGCCATGTTTATGGAAAGCGATACCCAGCTCGGGTAGGCGTAGGAAATTCTCTAACTCTAACTCAGGTAAACCAAGTAACCCTGGCGCGTTACGCATAACTTTATGAAACAACCTGTCAGTATGGTTAGACCTGATCATGTTGTTTACTTGCAGGTCACGCAACACTTGCACTGTAGTGTCCCGATCCCTACCTATACTGCGTTCATATTCGAGTGGCGTACCAGCAGACCAGCGACTAATGGTTTGGAAATCCATCTCGTCACCAATCGTAAGCACATCATCATCCTTGACACGCATGTCAGTGATACATTGAGCCACTGCATCTACGGCTTTACGATCATGTAACGGTACCTGTAAATCTGATACAACCCATACTCTTTTCATTACATTCCTTCCAACTGTTTCAACCAGCGACTGATTTTAATATCAAGGAAAGTAAGATAGTTCACTGCATCAGCGATCTCGTCCCGTAATTCTTTAGCAATCTGTACTGCATTCATGTCCTCGAATGCTTGTGAAGATTCTTTAGAATAATCTAAGTGACCGACACCACTGATACGCAGTCTCGCATAGCCCGTGAATTTTTGTTGCGCTTCAGCAAGCTGTTCCGTTGTCATACCATACGGTTCGTGTTCAATGGGGGCACCTGTAAACGTATCGTACCCGAATCCCGTTCCTCCTCCGTCACCATTAAACCCAGTGAAGTCAATGTTCTCAATAACTCCAGCCATGTTTCCCGATCCGTAACCATTCACATCAAACCCCAATCCTTTTACGTACACCTTCTGCCCCCTCGGACAGAAAGACATCATTCACATCCATACCGTCAGGCATAGACACTACTACCGCTACATCTATTGCTTGCATAATCTTTTTACCAAGATCTTTACCAGCCTGATCACCATCAGTGAGAACAAACACGGTACGGTAATCTTGGAAAGCCCTTGAGTACCAACCTTTCCAACCGTTAACCCCAGGCATACCCACGGCAGGGATACCACACATGGAATGGGTTATCATCGTGTCTATTTCACCTTCACATATAGCAATGAAGTCACTGTCGATAGCGAAAGCTGGCACGTTATACATGTGCTGTTCAGCACCTGACCTAGACAAATATTTCGGTGACTGTTCACTAGTGATAGCCCTGAACCTAATGTCCACTACACCTGTCGGTGTCACATACGGTATGGCTAAACGTCCACGCATATCTTCATGCCCTATCATCGGCTCGTGCACGTAACCTAGACGGTGTGTACTTGCCGCGTCTTTGCTGATACCGCGACCCGTCAGATACCGTGCTGCCTCGTCTAGTTGCACTTGATACGCGCTTGTCGCTACTTCCAGTGAGTTCCTCGCATCTTGCGACAGCATCCCTATACTCCAATCGTTCATAATATTTAACAACTTCGATAGCGTCACCCGCGAAATCGCAGGCTAAACATTTAACTTGCCCCGCTTCACTGTTAATCCTGCAACTAGCATGCGAGTCACTGTGTGCACCACATTTAATTGACTGCCACACCCCTCTCGCTGGGGGTAAAGTCCACCCGTAATGTTCAAGTACAGGCCAAAGATCGAATCGTGCGGTCACGTTAAACCGTTCCAGCGCAACAAGTTTTGCAAGGTTTCTTGGCTCATCATTACTACTGCACCACCAGGGTTAGTGCCACGGGTTTTCCGCACCACGATACCGTATGTGGGCACATCATATTTCTGTGTGTAATGTTCAGCTTCAATGTCTGCTTCACGTAGCCACTGTAGCACATCATTGGCTTTAACATTCTTCGCCTCGACCACAACAACATGATTGTTTTTTAATTCTATAGCAATATCACCGATGTCTTTCGCCCCTGCACGGGGTAGGCGGCGTGCCTTGAATCCTTCCATGTTGTAATAGTTTTCAAGGTCGGCTTCCCACAGTGATCCTTTACGTTTATTCTGTGCACTCACGCTGGAATCCTCTCCATTAGTTGAGCGACAGCAGCGCGTGCTTGTTGTGGCACAACACCATTACCTAGCATTTTAAGTTCTTGTGCTGCACTAAGTCCATGACCTGTCACATGTCCTTCATCTAAACCCATCATCCATTCAACAAAGACAGGGTTTAAACGTTGCTTATCTTTATGCAGGATGGTGGGTGCTGGAACAGTACGGTTAAGAACTAACTCCCACTGTCGGATAACAGGAGTGTACTTACCCCAATCGCTTCCTGGGTTAGACTCGCCCCGTGTCCGTTGCCGTTGTTGTGTACTGCCCGTTGCTTTTCTTTCCATGCTTGCCATTCTTCCGGCGTGTAGTTGCTGCCCATGTCCATCACTGTCGGTGTCGGCAATAGATTGTGAACCACCACTTCCCTCAAGTTGCCGCTCGTTTCCCTCCTGCTCGACTCTCCACCCCTGTGCAATACCCTCTCGTATGCTTCCCCTGTTCTCGCTGGAAGCGAATCCATCGTGTTGGGTGTCGGTAGTAGTGTCACTATCGTGTTGAGTGGCAGAGAATTCCTGTTGAATTGTGACGGGCCTGCCGTGTTCGCCCCGTCTTGTGCTGTCGGGGTAGGCAACGATGAATAATCGTTTACGCTGATGTGGGGCACCAACATCGGACGCTCGGAAAGTTCCCCACTCCGCATCGAACCCGATTGTGGCAAGGTCGGAGAGGACATTGGCAAATCCCAAAGTGAGGTGTCCACTGACGTTCTCCAAGACTGCGTACTCGGGTCGTAACGTGTGAATGGCATCTCTAACGTAAGGCCACAAGTGTCGGTCATCATTCTTTCCTTTCCTTAAACCTGCATGACTGAACGGTTGGCAAGGGTAGCCACCTGTAAGAACATCGACAGGCTCAACATCAGCCCAGTCAATCTTTGTAATGTCACCAAGGTTAGGTACACCAGGGTAACGGTAGGCAAGCACTTCACATGCAGCCTTATCAATCTCCGCATACCATGCAAGATCACCACCCACGGCAGTATCTAAACCACCGTAACCAGTAAACAAACTACCAACCTTCATGCCCCAACATCTTTCAGTTGCATAACTTCGGGGTAGTAATCCATCCACACTGCAGTCTTACCAGTAGGGTCAGCTTTACCGTAACGATTCTTTACTGCAGCAGCAGCCATAAGGTTAGGTTGAGCGGAAGATAACGTCACAATCAGTGACGGTACTTGAGCAATCTTTCCATGCAAGGCTGATCTAGGTGGACATGGGTAGCCTTCAAACGCTTCACTCGTGTGATGCAGGATAAGGAATGCTGCATTAGTTTCCCTAGCCCACCATTTAACTTCACGCATCAGTGAACGCAGGCTAGAAAACTCGTCACCACTATCATGGGTTACATCCACGGCATTATCAATTATGATAAGTTCAGGGTCACTACCCTGTAATTCCCGATACACACTAATCTCATCTTCAAGATCATTCAATGTGGGACTAGCATCAAACATCCACCTGATGTGGCTAATGTTTTCTTTCAACAATCCACTAGCCCACTCGGGGTTCGTAGTCATGGCATCTTCCACTTCAGACTGGCGGATACCTGTCACCATGGAGAGGGAACGGATAGCCATAGTGGATTCGTGACTGTCAGCACTAGCATATAGTGTGGGTACACCAGCTTTGATTGCTATCGCTAAAGCAACAGTGGATTTACCTGCACCTGGTGGTCCCGCAATCATGGATACTTCACCACGGCGAATACTAATGTTGTTGTCTGTCCAAGTTTTGAATGGACTAGGTACACTCATCGTGTTTTTTTTGATGGAACGTACTGCCCTGTCTAGGCTTCTCATGTGCTAATCCAATCATGTAATTAGTGTGGGCAGGCTGCTTCCCTTTTCAACCCACCCACACTAAACCTAGTTATGCAGGGAAAACATTCCATGCAGGAGTACCACGGGTAACCCAATCAGGTTGACATTGTGACGGGTCACCTTTCGGTGCAGGACACATCCATGCACGCCAAGGACCTTTAGCACTAGCACCACTCTTAGCGGTACGTGGACCGTGTGCACATGACGGCACTGTAGCGTTCTGGAAAGACGGCACAACGGTAGGTGTTGGGGCTTCCCATCCTCCCTGATTAGTGTCAGGAATATCAGCCACCGTAACGGGAGGCACAGTCAATGGACTAGCATGACCTGCAGCTTTAGCGAGTGCTACTGCTTCAGCATCTTTCGATAGGTCAGCGATCAGTTCATCGCGTGCAGCCTGATATTCTTCCATCGTGTACCCTTGAATAGTTCGTAGGGCATCAAGAACTTTCACTGTCAACTTGTGTCGAGGTTCAGTATTCATTACTTGTTACCTTTCTTTTTCGTTTTAATGTTTGCCTTCAAATATTCTAAATCCATTTCATGTGTTTCAGCAGTAAGATCCAGGAATGTTACACGGTTATGTAGTTTATTGCTTCGAGATTCCATAAGATCCATAACTTGATTCAACCTGTCCAGCTCGAACTCTAAACTGTACAGCCATGATTCAAGATTGCTTTGCCTTTCCTTCAATCTTTTATTAAACATTAACTACCCCTAAATCAGACCTGAAATCAGGTGCGTATGTTGTGTTACCTGAGTAAGCATAGCATGATTCTTTCACACCACAAGTACCACACATCATAGTCATGTTGGGTACAAACAGTTCCTGATCAATACTTTTCTTAACATCCCGCATCCAACGGGCAACCATGTCGTCACCATAAAACGTGAGATCATACACAGTGTCAAGTGTACCGCCACGGCTCATCCAGTAGGCACCAAACTTCGGTGCAATACCGAACTGTTCCTGTAACGCTAACCGATACACAGCCAACTGTAACCCTGACTTAGGTGGTTGACCTGTCTTCAAATCAACAATGATTGTTTCACCTGTCTCCACATCCACCATGATCCGGTCAATGTAGGCTTTCAGAATCACATCACCAGGGAGAGGCACGTTGATACCAAGTTCGACTGCTGGGGTACCTTCAGGGGTAGTCCAAATGTCTAACTGTGGATTAGTCATACGCCAGTTGTACCAGTTGTGCACCATGGTGGGACCTTCACTCAACCACCAAGACTTGTCTTCCTTGTTAGGGTATTTCTTTGATACCCTGCCACCTACACGCCAAGGCTTATCACCCAGTTCGGTTTCTTTCTGGGCAACATAATCGTGGAATGCTGCAAGACCAGCATCGTATGCTATACCGCTCATGCCCGACCTGCCTCTGCCAATAGTTGAAGGTCGATAGCATCTGCTGCAGCATGCACTGCACTACCACCGACAAGGTACCATGCTGGATCTTCATCAAGTTTCAGGACACGTGTGAGCCTGTACTTTTCTCCACAACTAAGAAACGTTGTGAACTGTGAGTAGCTTAAATATTCTGGTTTCTGTTGTTCATTCATGTGCTGACTGTGACAGAATTATTTGGGTATGTCAAATCAGACACGCCGGTGTGTCGTGGTTTGTGTTGTCAGTGGATTGTGGTAGGTTTAGTGGGCGCGAAAGCGTGGGGCGGAAACTCCTTTGACGGGCGAAGGCACATGTCTGAGAGTTTCCCTATCCTACTACGAGTTTAAAATCGTGGGGGGTAGGGGGGCGTTTCTCTTTTCAGGGTTCAGGCAGGGAGCGAGGCTTAACCGAGCGACCTGTATAGATACTACTTATAGTTAGGGTTTATAAACTGTTTATGTGTAGTGATACGGTAAACCGTATCTTTATTTTAGGGGTGAGATATGTCTGTCGACATAAGTGTATATGATACCGCCAGTGCTATCTATCAGATTGACTGTAATGAGTGGGTTAAATTACAGGATGTTGAATCTATTATCGCCAAGGTGCGTGAGAATAGGATGCCTTCGTAGACGAGAACAAGATTCCAATGGCTCTAAGGGGCTTTATTTTTGATTCTAGGGGTACTCTGTGACCACCATTAGGGCATAAAAAATGACCCCCCAATCCACTAGGGACTAGGGGGTGCAATTTTTTAAACTTATTTATCCTTAAAATCCTGTCTATAGGGCTTCCTGTGGCAGGCTTTATGAGGGTTTAAGGCGGTTGTAACCTACTTTTTTTTGAAGTTACCTGCAGCAGTGATACCGAGGCGTAGCATTTCCCGCTTCACCTGATTCACATTAGGTTCCTTAATCACAAGATGCATTGGATCCCAGAATCGGGTGTACGTCCCACCCCATTCGAGCAGCTTATATTTCTTCAACAAGCCACGCATACGGGCAGCCTTCACAGGATGCTTCGCCCACCACACGTTCGATTTAGACTGACTGCCTTCTTTCGTAGCATTCAAATCTATAGCGACACCACCACAATGATCACTGATCTTGGTGGAAGCGTTACCTTTACGAGGGGCAGTCCAAGCCCAATCATCAAACGTACCCACATCGATAGGGGCAATCAGCTTGTGATATTCACTAGCGAAAGCAATCAGGTACGGTCCAACATCTTTCCGCAACCGCATCTTCCTGGTAGTGCCAGGGACAGTAAACAATTTTAGTCGCTCATCCGACATGTTAGGTATAACATCCCAACCTTTAATGGTTTTACTCACTGTTCTCCCTACCAAACCTACGGTTTTCACCATTCAAATAATCAATCAACACCACTATTGCTGGAGGTAAAGCAACAACAAGGACAGTAGGTAAACCGAACCCTGCAATATTATCTACCACATATGTTAACGCTGTGGCAGCGAAAATCTTTGCGGCAACACCAACAGGATTATCGTTAATGAACGACATTAAATCTTTCCAAGAATTACTCAACGTAAATCCTCCATATCATCTTCCAACTGTATAACAGACTTCTTTAAAATCTTTACATCATCAGCCAACGAATCAACTTTACTATGCAAATCCGACAGGGACTTACCACCGTTAGTGTTCGGCTGAATCTGATATGTTGCTTCCTTAATTTTCTGGTTA